AATTAAAGGTGGCTCTATTGTGACAGTAGCCGCATTAGATGAACTTGTGACATCAGCAACTACCATATACACTTTATCATGTGAAGCAAATTTAATAAAATCTCCAGCTTTAAATCTTCCAGCACCATCTCCAGCAAATGCGTCCATAGCAATCGTTGTATCTCCTACTGCATGAACACCATTGACTAATACTGTTCCTGTTTCACTACCTCTGGCATCTTCTATTTCAGGTGGGATTATAGTAAAGTTTTCTTTTCCTGATCTTTGTTTAATAATAAATGCCATAAGTTCTCCATAAACATCTGATCTTTTTGCAGTAATTATTCTTGCAGTAAAACCAAATCTTTGATTGTCAATTTGTCTTGCAAGTTTTTTACCAGATTGTGATTTGGATATAATTGTATTCTGAATAGACTTGATGCCCATTGTTTCAAATTTAGAATTAGATATTGGAAAAGCACCTGACATTAGATTAGATTTTTACTCCCTCTTTCATTAACTGCATTATTAATTATTTGTGTTATAGTTCCTCTGTTTCTTACTAATAGATCATCAAAACCACTTGCGTCTAAAGTATTAATATTAAAATTAACTGTTGTCTGTCCACCAGAAGTTCCTCTTGCAGATTGAGTTATTTGTCCTGAACTATTTGGAATAAATAATTCTGCACCTTGTTCTCCAACAATAGTTGGTTGTCCTTTTCTTACTGCACCACCTTTAGCAAAACCAAATAAACTTTTTATTGAACCAAATATAGAACCACCCATATCTGCACCACCACCTTTATTAAGAGATGATCTTTGAGATGCAAATACTGTTTTTGCTTTTTCTATTGCTAATAAAACAGTTTCTCTAGCTATAATTTCTATAATAGTTGCAAGTATTTCTGTTAATAATGTTTTTGCTAAATCTTTCATAGTTATATTTAATTTTTTTCCTAATACTATTGATTCAGCTAATCCTCTAGAAAAACCTTTAATACCTTTATCTAAAAATATACTTACTTGTTTTGCAATATCTTTTAAATCTTTTAATGGTTCTTTTATAGATGTTGAAACTTTATCAAAATTACTTTTTATTTCCACAAGACTTTTATTTGTTTTTTTAAGTTCTTCATTAATCAACATTATCTTGTCTTTATAAACTTCTGTTTTTTCATTTATGTTATCTGTTGTTTTGCCTATCTCAATATTAACAAATGGTATCTTGTTTAATAATGTAATTAAATTTTCATATTGATTACGCAAAAATGAAACTGCTTTAGCAACACCTCTAACTGCCGCTGCAAAACCTTGAACTGCTTTAGTTAAAACAAAACCAATAGCATTAGCAATAGCTTCAAAGTCTTCTGTATTTTCTTCTATAAATTTATTTAAACTACTAAATTCTTTTTTAAGTTCATCAAAGAATTGCGCACCAGCTACATTTTTTTTAAAGTTAAATAATTTATCTCCAAGCATTGATAGAGTACCAGTAAATGTTGTAGATAATTCGTTTGTTGCATTTCCAAATTTACCACCTTTACCAAATACTTTTTCAAATGCTTTTATAGTTTCTTCTGCTGATATAGTTGCACCAGCTTTAAAACCAAGCATATCTCTTACACCTTTTTCTCTAAATACATCAGCGGCAGCTATACCACCAGCAAATGATCTTTGTATTTGTTCAGCGGCTTGTTGAAAGTCTAGTCCTGTCACTGCCGCAACATTACCAGTAATTTCTAATATACTTGAAAGTCTATCTGCATCTCCAGCAACTACTGCTAGATTACCTGATGCCGCTTGTATTTGTTCTAATGAAAAAGGAACTTTAGCGGCAAAATCTGCCATTACATCAAATGCCTTTGCACCCTCTGTTGTTGAACCAAATAATTGTTTTAATCTGACATTTAAATCTTCAATACTTCTTCCTGTTGAAACAAAAGATTTTATAACAAGACCAGCACCTATTGTTGCAAATGCACCTCTTAAAGAAAATACTGCACTTGTGAGTCCAGCTAATTTACCTCTAATACCATTAAAGGCTTGTCTAGTCTTATCTTGTGCTAATATGTTTATCTTTAAATTTTGTGCCATTATATTTTAAATTTCTTTGCTTCAGCTAGTTGTTGTTTGGTTTTATACTCATCTTGTTCTTTTTTCAAGTATGCTAACCAAAGATTATAATGTGCAACTGGCATATCAAGAACTTCTTGAATAGTGATGTGGAGTCTGTCTGCTACAACTAAAAGCGACCTCAAATCAGGGTCGCTATCTACTTTTTTTCGGCTTCCTCAAATGATGTATCTAAAAGTATTTTATTGGCTATTGTACCAATAATATTAGAGTCAGCTTTCTTTCTTAATGCAAATTTATCTTCAGGACTAAATGCTTTTACCATCTCTCCTTTGTCATTTTTGACTTGGAGTTTCATTATAAGTAAATCAACAAGAACAGTTAAGTCTTGAAAGTTATTAGACTTTTTAAATATTGTGTTTTTTTCTTCAAGAGTTAATGGCTCTGAATAAAAGATACTAGAATTACCATGCTCGTCTTTCCATTCAGGAACTTCAATAGTAATAGTTTTAAGAGTCTCAAAATGAGATTTTACTCTATCAATAACTGACATAAAATATTATTAGACAGTTCCTATTGTTAAAGCACCAGTTCCTTGAAAAGTCACAGTTCTTGAAATGATTGCGTCCATAGAGTTATTAACTGACATTCCTGTCACAATTCCTGTTCCAGTAAAACTTCTGTCGCCACTTGAATTACCCTCTGGTAATAAAATAAAAGCGATAGAAGACCCAGCAGTTAAACTTGTTTGTGGACTATCTGTTTCATCAAAGTGCATTTCTAAAGTACCAGAGAAAGAAGTTCTACCAGCTACAAATGATTTAGTTGCATCTGTTAATGCAGTGTCTTCTACTACATCTCCAGTAGTTTCTAATGTGAAACCAGTTAGTTCTCCTATTCCAGTTCCACCAGCAGTGACTACTCCTTCTTTTCCGTGATGTGTTGCCATTTTTTATCCTTTTTACTTTTAGATTGTTGTTCTTGTTTTTGTTCCTTATAGCCTAAACTTAAAAAATGTTCAAGATTAGATTCATTAATAACTATTTCTGAATTACCTTTATATAATTTAATGTCTTTAGCCATAATGCTTTATATTATTTATCTTCTTCTTCGTCAATATCTTCTTCGTCTTCTTCAAAATCATCTTCTTCATCAATATCTTCTTCCCAATCTTGACTATTATCTTCTTGGTTTTCTCTCATTTCTGCTAATAAATCTTTTACTTCTTCACAAAGTATAGACTCTTTATCGTGCATCTTTTCTATTTGATCTATTTTCTTTTCAATTTTATTTATAAGTTTTTCTGACATAATTTATCCTATGGTGTTCCAGCTTGATATTCGTACATACACCTAATAGTCATTCTTATTCCACCAACAGGAAATAAACTTCCCTCATCAGTTTCTACTTGTACGACTTCAGTATCAAGTGCATTACCAGATCGAGTAATATCAGATTCTAATGCAGTTTCAATAGCAGTAATTAATTCATTTCTTAAAGTGTCTATATTTGATTCTGCACCTTTAACAAAACCAAGCACTACAAAGTCTATTGTTCCGTGTCTTGTTTTAGCACCACTTCCTAATTCAGAATCATCTCTGTTTTCTTCAGATGTTTGTACTATCACTGCTGGGTACTGTTGCTCTGATAATTCGTCTAGCAAGAAAGGTTGTCTTGTAGCTTTTTTAACATCAGGGCTAGAAATAGCCGCTATAACTGTTAATAAATTTGATGCTATATTTTCTCTTACACTCATATTCTAAACTTTCTTAATTCTTTTTCTACAAATCTGTTGAATTGTTTTCTTATAATATTTTCTGTTCTATTGTTAAAGCCAAAAAATTCTCTTTTAGGGTCTTTCAATACTTGGTTAAATAATGCTCTTTGCATCATTTGAGAATTGCTAAATGCTAGACTTACTTTGTTTCTTCCTGTTTTTTTAATTGTAGAATTAGGTGTAAGACTTCCTAACATTCTACCAGAATAAAATAAATCAATTTTTGTAGGTTTTCCCTCTCTTTGTAGTTTTTTTAAATAACCCTCTGAATATGGTGCAAATGGTCTATCTCTAAAATCAATACCTTTTTGTGTTTTAGTTCTAATAATATCTAATAATTGAAACCCAGCTTGTTTTAAACCTTTATTAATAACTCTTGGTAAAACTGCTTGGAATTTTCTAAATTTTGATTGAACTTGTTTAGAGTTTGTTTTTATATTTAGACTAACTGCCATTATCTAGTCAATCTTCTAAATCCATGTAAAGGCTCTCTCTCATTTGCAACAATAGTTCCTGAAGAATCAACATCATACTCAACACCATCTTCTAATATCATTCTCCATTCGATATTGTATTGTGCCATGTAATATTCTGCCATTCTTTCAAATCTATCTTTTTCTGTTTCTGGTCTAAATTTAGTTAATGCTGGTAATAAAAATCTGCCAAGAAATAAATAAACACCAGCACGTTCAAACTGATCTAAATTAACTTTTGTATCTACCATTTCAGCAGTGTTAAGAACTGTAATATCTGTAAATATATTTGTTTTATATACAGGCCACCACTCTACTCTTAACTGTCTTAAAATATCGTTAGTAGTTTGTGCAAAGAAATTAACTGCTTCTGTATCTCCTGAAGCAATACCAAAACCAAAAGCATCTGGTTGATACTTTGTGACATCTCCAGCAACTATAACATTAGCACCAGTGTAGTTTGCCATATTAAATTACCCAAATTAAAATAATTATAGCAACTGCAATACCACCAGATATTCTTGGGTGTTGTTTTGCTAATTTTATGTATTTATCTAAATGTTTCATTTTTTCTTTTTTGTTTTCTTTTTTTTTGGTTTTAGTTCAACTACTTTATCAGAAATGTCTTTTACTGTCGCTTTTTTTATTTCTTTTTTAACTTCTGCAAGAGGAATAAAACCTCTTAATTTAAAATGTTCAATATTAGCTTCGTATTGATCTTTTGCTCTTGTTATTGTTTTTTTGCCATTTGTTAATCTAATGTTCATAAATTCTCCTATTGATTATCAGGGAGATTTCTCTCCCTGATAAAAGTACGATTATTGGATTGATGAATCTACATTTAATTCAACACCATAAGAATCGTGTAATTCTCCTGTGCCATAGACAGAAGTTGCCACAATTTCATCGGCTCTTAAAGACGCATCTCTTTGAGTTTCGATTTTTAGGTCTTGCATCATAGCTAATCCTAAAGCATCTCTATGGAAGATTGCACCTTTATAGTCTCCTGTTGTACCAGGATTGTTGCCTGAATTGTCTGCCATATTTGAAGTTTCAAATATTGGAACACCAGCAACATTACCAACGAAACCTGATCTTAATGCTTCGTTTGATAATTCAGTGTCTCTACCTACGAATGTGTTTGTTAAATTACTTTTTAAATCAAACGCATTTAGTGGGTGGAATACACCAGCTAGGTCTGTCATTGGAACTGCATTTTTTCGAAGTAGTGCTACTGCATTAAATACATTAGACGCACTTAAAACTGCCGTTCCATCATTAACTTCTGTTGAGAAACCATCAAATAACGCAGTTAAATCTGTGTCCATTTTTTTAGCGATTGCTTCTCCAAACAATTTACCAATATCTCCAGCAACATTTCTAGGTGCTGAATTTCTTGCTAAATCTGTTAATGTTGTCATTACACCAACTTCACTTGCAGTGATAGTCACTGAAGTAGGGTTGATTGCAGTGTTAGATAAGTCAGATGCTTCTGATACTGCTGCTGCTGAAACAGTTGCATATATCGGAACTTCAACAGACTTTCCACCACCAGTTATAGCATAGTTTCGTACTAGAGGTCTCATTACTGATTGCTCTGATGCTACGAATAATGCTTCTGCAACGATTTCAGTATATAGTTCTGATACCGTTGACGATGTTGTTTCGTTTGCCATTTTAGTTTACCTTTATTTATTAGTTAAGTTTATTTGTATCGCACCTGAATCTCGCTTCTTCCTATATTCTGCATAGGCTTTACGATCTTCTGGTTTCGATAAATCCAAGTCCTGTAAGTTAAAGGGTTTAACAGTTTTGCCACCAATAGCACTCTGGCTTCCTGAACCAGACATAGACCCTTTACGGAAATGTGGGTTGCTATCTAAAAACTCTTTTACTCTATCTTCAAGAGAAAAAGGTTGTCCACTTTTGTTATATCGTACATTAGAATTATTATCAACTACTTCTATACGACCATCATCATTATATTTTACTTCTTCTTTTAACAAAGAAACTACCTGACTTGGGTTAATTGCATTATTAGAAGATGCAATAGAAAGTATTGAATTATCTACTTTTTCTTTTTTAATTTGATTTTTATATCTCAATACTTCTTCTTCTTTTTCCTTTATTCTTTCTTGCATAATCTTTTCAATATCAGCTTTAGTTTTAGCTTCTTCTACTTGTTTCTGTCTTAAAATTTCAGCTTTTTGTTTTTCTTCTTCTTGAAGTTTTTTCTCATATTTACTTTTTTCTGCTTCAAGTCTTGATTTGATTATGTTGTCTAGTTGTTCTTGTGTAAAAGTATTTTGTTTTGTTTCTTCTACTTTTACTTCTTCTTTTGGTGTTTCAGTTTGTTGCGTTTCAGGTGCAACTGCCTTTGTTTCTTCGGACATTGTTTTCTCCTATTATATTATTAGTTCGCCTTTACTGTCATACCAATCTGGATTGACGTAAGACCATTGATGACGACAGTTATAACCACCACGAACAACTAAAGGGTCTCCAGCTTTTTTGCCTGACCAACTTCTACTTGCCCACAGTTTTCTGACTTCATCAACTGTGAAAAGTCCACTTTTCCTCTTGTTATATACACCACTAATCATATTTCTGCAAATTTCTCTAGTGGTAGGAATTACATCTCCATAGTATTTAACAAAAGTAAGACCAGCATCTTGTGACTTATTAAAGTTCAATGTTGCATCAAAATCACGCAAAGAGTCGTTTAATATCTGCCCAGCATATCTTTTCATATTTTCTCCAGCACGATCTCTTGCAAATTTAGATTGTAATGTTTGTATTGATTTATCAACCTCTGCTTGTTTTGATTTTTTAAATTTATTTTCATTTACAAAATTAACTAATCGTTGAATTTCTGGGTCATCTGAACTAGCATAGATGCCATTTATTGTTTGTCTTAATTCTTTTTCTAATGTTGCAAAATCACTTCCAACTAATGTATTCTGGTACACCTTTTCTGATAATCTTCTTGTAAAAGTATTTGATACATCTTTAAACTGCGTAAAATATTGTTGTTTTAGATTCTGTACTAAAGCTAAATCTCCTTTTGTAAGTTCTTGAAACTCTGGTGGTATATTACCTATTCTCTTAAATGCTTTTTTAATTCTTTTAGCTTGTTTATTAAAACCCTCTCTTACAACTGTATCTGACCAATCTAAATATTCTCTTTCTAAAATAAATTTTATTCTTGGTCTTATGGCAATAGCTGATTGTAGTTCTATTAATTTACCATCTTGTGTTGGAAGTCTTCCAGCTAAAGATACAACCTCTCTTTCTATTCTGTCTAATGTTGCTACTAATGATTTGTAATATTGTGCTTCAGCAAGTTCTATTTGCTTGATTCGATATTCAGTAGATTTTTGGATTATATCTGCCATTTGTTTCTCTTATCAAAAATTCCTTAAAAACGCAAAAAGTGTTTTAGTGTCGCATCTATAATAGAACACCCTAAAATTTCAGTGCTCTACTTTTCAATGAGTTGGTCAAAAGTAAAAAAAGTTAAAAACCAAATATGCTATAATAGGATATTAAAGATTTATTTATAAATTTTTAATTAGCTATTAAACATTGTGAATATTGATTAAGTAAGTTCTCGGAATAGGAGAGAAGTATGATTATAAGAGTAAATGAAAAAACAGGTAAGAAAGAAAAAATTTCTTATGATGTTTTTAAAAACCAATATAAAAAAGAAAGATATAATCGTATCAAAAAAGATGTGATTAAGGTACTCCAAAAAAATTATAAAAAATTAGAAGATACAGGTCATGGTATTTTGTCTGCTAGTTTTTATATAAATACAGTTGGATTACCTGAAGAATATGTTTTAGGTCATGTTCATAAACATTATTCTAATTATAATAATCCTAAAGAAATACTTTATGATAATAATGGTAATGTTGTAGATTATCTTTATGGTATTTATAATTTAGACATCTTGCAATCAATTTGTAAAATGATTGGTTGGCATAAAGATAAACTTAATTTGTTTTATTCTTTATGGGGTAGAGGTTCAAAAGCAGAAGTTTGTATTGAAAATATAAACTTATATTTTGAAAATAATAAAAAATAAATAGAGAATACTAATCAATATTCCAATGTTAAATAGTTTCTTGCTCTACTTCTTGATCTTCTTGTTGTGGCTCATCTTGTGTAAACTCTCCAACTTCAGACTTTGCATCTATTTCTTCAAATATTGTATTTAATTTTTCATCATCATCTACAACTGCTCTAGCAATTTCTTTATCAACTTCTTTGTTAAATGTAGGAGAGCCAATACTCATAGCTTTTGCTTGTTGGAAGTAAATTAGATCAGAAGCATAATCTCTAATGTTAAATGAGTCTGGGTAATTTATCTCGCCATCAAAAGTAGCATTTTGGAATAGTGCATATAATCTAAATAATTGTTCTTCTGCTATTTGTAAGTTATCTGCTTTTTCTGATAGTCTTGCATTTAATAATTCAAATT